GGCCGGAGGCGGGTTTTGCAGGGGCAGGCATCGCGATACACGAAGCCTGCCGTCATCAAGTGGTCACGATTATAAAGACGGCCCCCTGGCGCGGAAGCTGGGGGAGACCCCCACGGGGCGGCTTGTGTGCCAATTCGCAACAGGTTTGATTAGAGGCGCCTCCCGGTTCCCGGGGGCGCAGTCTTAGCGCAGGAAGGCGTCGTAGCCCGTCTTCAGGATCAGCGTGCTGACCACCAGGATGAAGATCCCGCGCACGAAGCCCGTGCCGTGCTTGAGCGCCAGGTGCGTGCCCAGCAGGCTGCCCACCACGTTGGCCACGGCCAGCGTGACCGCGAAGTGCCACCAGACGTGGCCCTTGGCCGCGAACAGCACGATGGCCGCGACGTTGGTCGCGCAGTTGAGCAGCTTGGCCGATGCCGAGGCGTTGAGGAAGTCGTAGCCCAGCAGCCGCACGAACAAGAACACAAAGAAGCTGCCGGTGCCCGGGCCGAAGAAGCCGTCATAAAACCCGATCAGCAGGCCGATCGTGCCCGCCACCAGCACCTCGGTGCGGCCCGCAAAGCGCGGCGTGTGGTGCCGCCCCAGCTCCTTCTTGGCCAGGGTGTAGAGCAGCACCGCCACCAGCACCACGGGCAGCAGCTTGCGCAGAAAGTCCGCCGACATCACGGTGACCGCCCAGGCTCCGACAAACGAGCCTGCGAACCCCGCGCCCGCTGCCGGCAGCAAGGCCGACCAGCGCATCTGCACGCGGCGGCTGTACTGCCAGGTGGCCATGGACGTGCCCCACACCGAGGCCGCCTTGTTGGTGCCCAGCAGCGTGGCCGG